ATTTGCACTTCTTGTATCTGTTTTATTAAAAAACGCACCAGAACCACCAACGGTAATAATTGAACTTGCTGAGGGTGGGGTAGATCCATTATCACCAAAACCATAATATAATTTCAGATCGTTTTCGTTAAAGGCTAATTCTGATGGAGATAAACTAGAAGGAGCACCAGCACTTCCACTCGCTGCTCTCTTTTTAATTCTTATAGTGTTAGACATGGCCTAAAAGTTTCCTCCATTAACGAGTGTTAGTTTAGTAGTAGTATCATCTACTTTTAATGTACCACTAGATGCGTGATAGTACACCAATGAATTATCAACCGCACTAGATGTATCTATAGCAGTCGAAGCTCCTTGGGGTCCTTGAGTTGCCACCGTAACAACCCTTGTCTCCCCGTTAACAGTAACGGTATTTTTAGTGGTTGTAATGTTGACTTGACTCATGTGGTTGTGTAGCCCTCACTCA